GTTCTCGACACTTCTTCCATACAGCTATGGCGGCTCTATTCATTATGGACGCGCCGGTACTTTGCACCCTATGGTTCATTGATAGATTTAAGATGTTGCGAGCCGTATAAGGCAGTTCAGCATGAGAGATATTGCCGTATATCTTAGGTATTTCCATAGCCTCCGGCATCCTGCGAGGTCTACCAAATAGGTTGTATACCGCCCCCTTTCGCTTGGCTTGTTCATGACTCTCAAGCATCATCAACTCCACCTTAGGGTATGCACCAAAGTACCTATCGATTAGTTGCTGGGACTCTTCTATAGAAATACCCATTGCGCCGGCTTGCTGTGCTGCCGTTCTGCCGTATGGTGTGGCGAGTGCAATGACCTTTGCCCTATCACGCAGAGCCGGGTATAGCTTTGCAAATGAGTTAGCGTCGTCTTTGATCAAGCTACATTCGGTTTTATCAAATATAGGCGCCCCCACTACGCTGTAGAAGTCTTCTCCTTTTTCAAAGCATTGCATCAATGTCTCATCTTGAGAAATGCTTGCAAAAACTCTAGGCTCTAGCTGCGCGTAGTCGGCCCCCACAAACACCATGCCTTCTCTCGCCACCACGCAATCTTTAATGCGCTTATCATCGCGCGGTAAATTTTGAAAGTTGGGGCTTTTACTGGAGTACCGGCCAGATGTGGTGCCGTGCTGTAAAAAGCTTGGTCTAATGACGTTGTAACTCATTCTCGACTGAATGCCCTCTACGTACGTATTGAGCAGCTTTAGATTTTTGGCATATTCAAGATATCGTGCTACCCATTTGTATTTACCCGCAAGCTTTGCCAGTGACTCTTTACCGCAGGCTAAATAGGACCAAGGCTCTCCAACCTTTTTAGGGCGACCTAACTTCCTAGTCTTTTTGTTATACTCAGCCTCAGACCACACTCGCCCTTTGTTCTCTGTCACCGAGTGAATGAAGTCTCGTTTAGCGGCAGCTGAGTACGGTAACTTAAGTCCTAGAGCCTTGCAGACTTCTTTACCGGTGTCTGTGAGCCTGTTGAATTCGTTACCTAGCTTACCGTATAATAGCCACGCCCTCTGCTGTCCTGCGCCAATGTTGAACGTATTAGACGGTTTTGTACCGGGGTACCTGTCCTTCACGTGCGCGTCAATTTCCCGGTGTATGAATGCCTTAGCCTCTAAGCATTCCGCTTCAAGAGTTAGCTTTAGCTTCTGCAACTTCACCGGATCAACTCTAAGCCCTGCGGTGTTCATATCGTATGTAGGTCCTCGGAGAAGGGGCATTGACTCGTCTATGTAAAAAAAATTGTATAGGCTTTCATTTTGTAAAAGAGCATCAGCGTCCACTAGAAATACTTTGTAGGTTAAAATAGCGTCCTTGGCTCCATAGTAGGCTATTAGATCGGCATCAGCTTTGTACAGCTCGTACTGGGTCTTATTGAGCACGCCGCCGTTCTTGGTAACGCTTTCCTTCATTAGCGCCTGTTCTTTACGCGCGTCCTCTCCGAATAGCTCAACGCCTCGCTCCTTTAGCGCGTTGCTTCTGTTCTCGTTTAGCAAATGCCCGCTAATCATGGTGTCGTGAAATATGCTAGGCATCAGTTCCACACCGAAATTATTTTGCACCATTGAGCAGTCAAAAGGTGAATTTTGAGCTATGAGTATCTTGGTGGACAATAACTCCATGAATTCTTTAGCCCTAGATAAAGTATCCAACTCTACTAACTCTTGCTTTGCTACGTCCCAATACCGAAGTATTACGTAGTATGCAAGGTCTTCTTCACAGCACACACTAAAACCTATGATATGAGACTCTTTACTCAACCCATTTGTCTCCGTGTCCCATGCTATATAGTTCTTGTCTGAAATGTATTGAAATAGCGCCTCAAACTCATCCAGTGTTTTTACTATTATTAACTTCTCGTTCATCTTTTATACTCCTTTGGACACTCTGATACGGTACGATATCCGTCTTGCGGTCCCGCTTCCTGGCGTTAGTCGCTTTGTTATTGAAAAAGTCAAAGGACTTCTCCTCGTCCTGCGTCAAGTCCCTAAAATGTTCTGTCTCTGGGTCAAAAAACAATCTGTAGTTAACGTCCTCCTGTATCTTATCACGAGTTTGCTTTTTGTGCCTAATTTTGCAAAACTTAAAGCTTGTCACCGTGGGGCACTTATCCTCGGAGTGACACCGCTTGAGGGGTTGCCAGATTGTTATAAGATAGTCGCAGTAGGACTCAAAGTACACAGTCCCGTAAGCTGCGTCCTTATTTAGCTCTAAATCACCCGCGCCAGCTTTTTCCCTCGGGGCTTGGGATTGCATGACAAGCATGGTGTTAGTTGATATAGCAAAAGCTTTCATGCTGTGGCATATGTCCATTAAGTCCTGGTTCTCTCCATCGGAGCCCTTTTTCTTAAGCGCCCCAATGTGGTCTATAACGATGCAGCCTATCTTTTTCCCGGTGACCCTTTGGAACTTCAACACGTACTCTTTAATCTCGTCAAACGATAGGTGTCTGAAGGTGCCGTCTTCGGCGTAGTTGTCTACGATATGCACCTTGTCATGGAGTCTAGTGTCTGCGCCGCACATAGTGCCCCATCGGTCGGCTATCTCTCTTGCCGGCTGCTCTAGGGGTATAAAGAAATGCACATACTCGGGGTTGCGCTCCACAAACCATCTAAACATGTTTAAGGCCATAGCGGTTTTACCTACACCGGAGCCAGCTACCAGCCCTATAACCTGACCTAGCCTAAAACCATGCTCTGTGGAGTCAATCCAGGGGTTACATGGAAATCTTGTGCCTTTAAGCGTCTCGGTACCGGCTTGAAGAAGTTCTTTCACGCTTTTAGATAACTCCAGCTTCTCTTTGTCGCTTTCAATCTCAAAGGTCCATATTTTTTCTATAATGCCCTCGGCGTATCCCACACGGTGTACAGGCGCCCGAGACAATGCTTTAGCGCAATTCACCAGGACTGAAGCCGCCTCCTGCTTAGTAAATCCCGAGGCAAACATAATATGCCCCAGCCGGAAGTCTGAGTTGCTTCGGTCGTCGGTGTTACACTGCCATATTTCCTTCACTTCTGGGTTAGATTCTAAAAGCTTCGCAAACTTCAGAGGAAGCTTATCAGTGACTTTAGATGCCTCTTCCCTATGGTAGGTCTTATTGTAGTGATGGGTGCAATATAGGGCATCCTCGTGCGTTATAGGAGGTAATAGCCGGTCTAGCTGCTCACACGTATAAGTAGCCTCAGTCTCTAGTAAATAGTCGCACCGTTTGAAATCATCCTGTTTTTTAGTATTAAACGTACCAGGTACACGCATTAACTGGTATATCTGACCTACAGCCTCGTCGGTATGAAATTTACGCATTAGACGGCGCTGTAGCTTAAGATAGCTCATAGCGTCTAAGTCTTTAACCTCAAAATAGCAATGGACGCCATTACCTGAGTCCACCATAAATGTGGGTTGAATTCCCGAAGCTAACACCGAGTCTACAAATTCTTGCTTGGTTTTGTAATGTCCCTCTTTAAGGTCCATGTCTACAAAAACGTAATTAAATTGGTCTATGTGAGAGCCTTCAACAGTCTTACCGGAGGTAAACTGGCTAGGGCAATTTGGAAGAAAATAAATGTTATACCCTGCCGAATTCAACTCGTGAAGCATCTCACTCGTGAATTCTCCTTCGAGTACTTTTCTAGCGTTGGGATTTAGTTCTACTGCCCATTGCGGTAAAATACAGCGGTACACCATAAGTTTTTCCCCTTTAGAAGCGGGCCAACCTGAACGCCAATGCCAAGTTGGCCCACCTATTACCTGCGTTTGCGAGGGCAGGTAGACTTATGCAGTGCGTCGATTACCTAGCAACGACTTAACCTTAGCCGCATTTGGCAAAGGAGCGGCTGTCTTAGGAGCGGCTGCGCGAGCTGGTTTGACTTCGTCTACCGGAACTTCTTCAGCATCAGGCTCAGCATCATAGTCGCCATCGTCAGTTGCTTGGTTCACCGGGGTCAAAGCTGCCACGTCAATGGTGTTATCTGTATCGACTTCGATCTTGTAGCAAAGCATAGGATTGCCTTTACCTACGTCCCGCTCACCGGTAAAAGTGACTCGGGTCATAGTGCCGGGTACTACCGCCTTAAGCTTCTTGTCCATATCAGACTTACCCCACACACCCACGTTGCCGTCGGGAGTCTGAAAAAAGTGTAGACAGTCAGTCTTGCTTTTATTGAACTTGTTGGGTCCAATCTCACGAGTACCTAAAAAATACCCCTCAATCTGAGTTGCATTAGCTTTGCCAGTCTTACGGTTTGTTCCTCCTAGAATGATTGTAATATCGCTATCCAATGAATTGACTTCTGAAAAACCCATTACTCTACTCCTTTGTTTGGGATTAAACCCAATTGTTTATACACAGTACCCAGTCCATGAAAAAATTGCAGCATCGTGCCGCTGTTATCAACTTCAATGTCAATAAATTTTGAATCAATCCCTGACTCACTTTGATGGTGCACTATACCGGCCGAAGTGTCAATCCTATCTTTCACATCAGCCGCGTTTATTTTTATTATCGTCCCTCCCATATCTTTAATTGCTTGAGCCTCGTTATCAAATCTTACGTCGTCGCATACGATAGTTACTACTTCTCCGCAATCGTGTTTCCACTCCAGTACGTCAGCTTTCCAAATATCGACCCAGATGCTATCTTTAAGTGAACGACCCCACTCTGTACCGAGCCACTGGAGTAGTTTACGATCCTTGACAAAGGTCTCTGGCCGTGCGTACACCGGTTGGATGCGCCTATAGGCAAACTCCTGAATGTCGTAGATAGGCTGGGCAAACTTGACCAGCTTAACTATACGATTAGTGTTGTCCTTCATAAATTGAATAGCTGTTGATTTACCTACACCCATGCCGCCCGTAAAGCCTACTACTTTCATCGTCGCTCCTTATTGCATCGTTCGCAGTTCGCAGTATCCTCGACAACGCACCACTTATTTACATCCCTGACCCTCGAATGATTAGCGCAAAACCTGCTTACCCGCAAACGCGAAGGCTTAGGCTTTGGTAGGGACCAGTACTGCACCGGTTGGTCATCGGCTATGC